ACAGTGATGATAATCAACCAGAAATAAAAATGTATGATTTGGAAAATTTAACCAAAGATTCTTTACCAATAGTCGAAAAAAGGTTCAAAGAAATTATACAACTCAAAAATCAATATTTGTCGGAAAATAATAAATCAGTTGTTGCTGAATTGGATAAGGAAAAAGAAGATATCAAAAGAGCAGTTGCACAGTATAAAAAAATATTAGAAAAAGAAGCCAAAAATAATGAAAATAAAATTAAAGGAATTAATACATCAACATGCCAAAGATTTGAAAACGAAAAAAATATAGAACATTTGGATCTTGAATTTAATCCATTGAATGATCATAATGATTTAAAAAATATTACGATTGGATTTAAAACAGATAACAAAATAACAGATATTACACTGGTAGATTATTATTTACCGTATAATGCCAATAATATTACCAGATTTAATAACAAATTTATGGTTTATTTTAACAATAAAATAAATAGAATCATTATTCCGCCCAGTAAATATGAAATTAATGTTCTTTTGGATTATATTAAAAACCAAGCCAATTTTTTGGATTTTACTATTAGTGATAAAAAAATCATTACTATCAAAAATACTATGAATATAAAATTTGATTTAATGGTTGATAACGATACTATTTTTCCGGTTCTTGGTTTTCGTGGTAAACCGGATAGCTATAAAGATAAACTTTTTTATACAGCATCGCAACCATATAATACAGAATGTAACGAAAAAGTACTATTCAGTTTATCGGGTTCAACAATGGATCCATTACCATTAGAATTTGATAAACAAGTAACCATTAATAAATCCCTTAAAAAATCTCGTGCTGGTATCATAATCAAACAAATCGTACTAAATTTTACCAATACACTAGAACAGTATTATGATTTCGCCATGCCATTCAAAATGTGTTTTAAGATAACATACTTGGAACAGGATACAAATGATTAAATACAAAATTAATATTATGGGTCACACTTTGCATGCGATTTAAATTTACTAGTATTATTACGAAAATAAATATTTCTGCATGAATTAATTTCCTCAAAATTCAATGCGTGATTAATAATATCTTCAAATTTTTCTCCTGCTAATTTTCTTATAATAAAATTGCATGCATATATACCACATTCTGAACTATCTTGTTGATAGGATTTATCATTGTATTTGTAAACAGCCGATTTTCCCGTTTTATTTTTATGGAATTCTATAAATTGGTCAATAATTTGTTGAATATTTTCCATTGGTCGCTTTCCGGTTGAATCACAATAATAAATTTTTCCATTACGTAATTCAATAAAAAGCGCAACCCAATGGGAGCCAGGTTGACCATACTTATCTAAATTAAAAATAATCGCAAGATCAACAAATTTATTTTTGATATAATTCCCAAAATCCAATTTATAAAGGGAACAAAACGGTAGCTCATCACAATTCAAGGGTACTGCACCAAAAAATTTAAAGTTTGGATAAATATTTTCATATTGCGACATGATATTATCAATATCAACAGTGCTTAACCATTCTTTTGAATTATCTGGACCTTTTGTTCTGAATGTATTATTAGTAATATCGTCTCTTATTTCTCCAACAATTTCATTCATAAAAGATTGTTGTGTCATACAATATTCATCACCATGGCAAATATTATCGAACCTTTTTTTGAGTTCCGATAATAAATATGTTTTATCGGATTTTATTTTTATTAAATTAGCGCCATCATATTTTTGTTTGGAAACAGGATCCAATTTGGTTTTAGTAACATGTCTATTATAAGCTTTGGCTATTTCAACTAATTGGTCAATAGCAAAACATGTATTATTTTCAGGATCATATTTGTTTGGAGCACATATGTTCTTTGGCATTATTATATTAATAATGAAGATATTTAGACAAATTATTTCTTTCTTGGTACTGATGTTGCTTTGCGGGAATTTTTATTACCGGAAGATGATCGACTCGTTTTGCTTCCGGATCGTCGATCAGATTTTGTTGAACCAAAATTTTTTCTAACCCAATTTGCATCATCTTTAAAAATTTTGGCCAAAGTTGGATCTTTATTACGATTCATAGTTGAAACAATATTTAATCTCCTAAATAACGATAATGAATTGCCCATATTTTCGTATGCTTTTTTTAATGCAATGTGCCTACTTCGTGCCGACATATTTTTAACATTATTATACCCAAATTTTTTTAGTATATTTTTTTCCATAACCAAAGGAAGTTTTGGTCCTTTTCCTACTTTTCCCGTATCTCTAACGCAAACTGGCGGCACTTCTGATTTTTTTACTACTTTACCATTATTTCGTTTAAAACTTTTACGGGTATATCCAGCTCTTTCTATTTGACCTGTGGAACATCTTTTGGAGCCGTATTTTTGTGCTATTTGGTGTTGTATTTTTTCTCTTTTGGCAATATATGCTTTATCAATATCGGATCTTTTTACTTGTTTTGAACTAGTTGATCTAATACATGATGATGGTACACGAATATTTTTATTATTGCGTCTAGTAGTGTATGCTTTTCTTTTAATTTCACCTTTTGGACAACTTTTTTTTTTAACCATTTGGATTTATATATTTTCTACACATATTAAAATATCCGCATATGTATATGCATATATTTTAAGGATGATTTATTTAAACATTAACAATTGTTTTCTTCTTTTTATTTAGCCAGAATGATTTATTTTTTTGGTAATTAGCGTATTTTATATTATATTTTTTTCTCCATTCTGTTTCGCTTTGGTAAAGAGGTTGGTATTTGGTATTAGGATGTATGCTAAGATAATCTTTATGAACCCGTTCAAATATTTCCGCGGATTTTTTATTACCTAGTTCTGCTACTAATTTAATTAAATTATCCAATTTTTTAGTGTGTTTTCTGTAAAATAACACATAATCCCAAAATTGTTTTAAAGTTGGTATTTTTGATTCGAACATAATCGGATCCGCTTTAATTAAATGACAAGCAACTTGAGATAATCTCCAATAAATAATTTTATCTATCATGTATTTTTTTGAAAATTCATTTTTATCATAATGTAAAATTTCATGGGCAATCCATTTTTCAATTTCATCGTGTGTCATATGTAATTTAGGTGGATAAATATATTGTGCATTGTACAAACACATATTGGGATCACCGACGCCTATCATTGCTTTTGGCAAAAGCTGAATTAAACAACCTTTTTCTAAATTAGTTTTTTTGGATAAACCAGGTATTTTGGCGTTTGAATCCTGAATAAAATCTTCCCAAGAATCATACTCTTCTATTTTACATTGTAGAAAATCGCATTCATCTAATTCGGTAACAAAAAGTTGTGTCTGAATTTGCAAAAAATAATACCTAGGACAGATATCACCATCTAATTTTCCCTCAGTATTAATTTTCCTAGTTTTCGGGAATTTAATTTCGAGTAATCTCCCAACTAATTTTGACATTTTTGTATTATCGAGAGCATTTTTATCACAAATACCATCAGGACTCGCACCAATAAATGTATGCTTATCATGTTGAATTAAACCATATTCACCAACCACGATATTGTTCCGATATGCATAAAACATAGTACCAATTTGTTCATATTTTTTCCCATGATGAACGTTTTCATTTTCTACAAATGGCACACCTCTATCGCATTTATCCATTAATAATTCGATCGGATATTTATACGGATCTTCATCTAATACTACCGCAACTGCTGTGGCTGTTAAACATTCATTACGTTGATTCAACCACTCAATTGATTTTTGTTCATGTTGGGGTATTTTTTTGATTTCAACAACACGTTTTCGCCGTTTAATATAAATTGACTCCTTATATGTATCGTGTGGATAATCATGTCGATGACTAATTAAATCAGTGCATGAACTAAATTGCACTTTTTCAACCGATTCTGTTTCCAGTTCAGGATTAATGTATGTAGAAAAATCTAGTTTATCGGCTTCTTTAATATCTGATTCATTAATTGACATCAAATCATTTTCGGTTAGACTACTACTTTTATTGTTTTTATCGGTAGGTAGTTTATCAACAACTTGATTAAATTCTGAACTGTTGTCGTAAAGATAAACTTTTTGGTATTTTCGATCTATTAAATATTGAACAACCAGTTTTAATTTTGATTTTGATAAATTTTTATGATACTGGTAAATTGTACTCGATACCATATTAATCAATTCTGATAAATCTGATTCGGTAAATGAATCATTTCCAAGAATATCCCATAATATTTTATCGACTTCCTCGTTATAATAAGATAAATTCATTTTTTGCCTTAATAATTACATTGATATTTATTTATAATGAATAAATAAATATCAATTATTTAAAAAATTGATTTAATATTATAAATTAATATATACATATATTAGTTAACCAATAAAATAATGGATAATAATATTATTGAAAATTCTCCTGTCGAACCAAAACTTTCCAAAAAAGAATTGCTTAAAAAAAAGAAATTAGAAGATAAAAAAATTGGTCGTCAAGCAGAATTAAAAGAACATGAATGGAAAGTTTTTGATGAGAAAAATAAACAAACAAAATCACAACAAAAACAATTTGTTAAAAATACTATGAAACAACAACAGGAGGAAAATGAAAATGAAAAAAAAAAGAAACAACAGGAAATAAATAAAGATTTTATGTCTGTCAAAATATCCAAGCCGATACCAGCAACAAATCCAATGAAATATTTTATGTTAAACAATAAAAATAAAACAATTGAAGATTGGAAAGTTTTAGATGAAACCAATAAAGAAATTTATAAAGAAATGGCAAATAAAGACAAAGAAAGGTACAAAAAAGAATTACAAGAATATGAAAAAAGAAATAATATGGTTGAAAAAGTTTCTAAAGGAAAAAAAGATAGAAAAAGAAGCTAATAATTTTATTTGTTTAATTTGCTAAATTAAACAAATAAAATTAACCTTTTTACGGGGTCAATCTAATAGGATCCCTTGGAAACATGGATACGTTTCTGATATTATTAATTCCCAAATAAAGCATAACAACTCGTTCCAAACCAATACCACCACCACCGTGTAATGGTGTACCATATTTAAATGATTCTAAATAATCAATAATTTTACTGGTATCAATCTTATTTCTTTTTGCTGATTCGACAAGCATATCATAATCATTAATTCGTTGTGCACCAGATAAAATTTCTTCACCTCGTATAAAAAAATCATAAGAATTAGAATACATTGGGTTATCATTATTTGGCATAGTATAAAATGGGCGAATTATTGTTGGAAACTGGTCAACCATAAAAAAATCAGTATGATATTTTTCCTTAATAATTTTACCAAGGGCTTTTTCCTTTTCAGTATTAAAATCCTCATAGTCATCCATTTCAAAACCAACTTCCCGAAGTAATTGTACTGCATCAGCAAATTTAATTTTTACACTTGGTATCGCAAATTCAAATGGTTCAATTCCAAATTCTTCATTAAATTTATTAATTTTTAAACCATGTTGCAATTGTAATTCTTGAAATAAATTAATAAAAAGACCGTTGAAAAAATCAAGAATTTCTCCATAATCCTCATTAAAAACCATTTCCAAATCAATGCCAGTGAATTCTGTTAAATGTCTGTGTGTAAATGATTTTTCAGCACGAAAAACTGGTCCAATTTCATATACTCGCGAAAAATCCGCACAGATTGCCATTTGTTTGTACAATTGTGGTGACTGAGCTAAATAGGCATTTTGGTTAAAGTAATTAACACTAAAAACATTGGATCCACCCTCGCTTGCAGTCGATATTAATTTAGGACTATGTATTTCAATAAAATTTTTAAAATCCAAATAATTTCTGATAATTTTGGATACGTCTGATTGTATTTTAAATATTAGCTTGTTATCTTCCTTGCGTAAATCCAGCACTCTGTTATTCAAACGAGTAACTAATTTTGATTCTTTTTCGATATCATCCATTTTTGTTTTTTCGGAAAGATAAATGTGTTCATCAACCTCAATTGGTAATATTGAACGTGATGCGCTAATTACATTAATCGAAATAATTTCCAATTCTAAATTTTGGACAGTACATGATTTAACTATTGGTGTGGCTTTTTTGACTGTAGCTTTGATATCAATTATCGATTCCCTGGTAAGACTACAAATATCATCTACAATTTCTTTTGGATGATCTTTTTTAATAAAAATACATTGTATTGTATTTGTTCCTTGTTTTAACACAATAAAAATAATTTTTGCCTGAATTCTGATTCGATGTATACGTGCGCGAATTGTAACTTTTGTATTTTCTTTGTAATGGTCATAGTTAAATATACTAATATCTATAAATTTATTGTTTGGTGCTGTTATTCCACATAATATTTCTTTGATACGTTGTATTCCACAATGATTAGTTTTTCCTGATCCTGATTTATGATGCGAATCAAGCATATTCGCGGTAATTGGTGGCATATATTCTTCCATATTGTTTATTTGATTTGATCTCTTTTATCTAGTAACCACAATTATTAAAAATATCAATTTTTTAAAAATGTGTTAAAAAATTGAAAATAATAATTAATTGTGGTCAAATAAACAAAATATTAATTATCCCAACAAAAATGAGTTTGATAAATAAAAGAAAATTAACAGAAGTGCAGAAATTGGATGAGGCTGTAAAGAAAGGTGATGTTAATAAATTTAGTTATAATGAATCAATGGATGAATTTATTATATCGTTTAATGGTCCACAAGAAACTAATTATAATACGGCAGAATATTGCATTAAATTCAAACTTCCAAAAGAATATCCGTTTAAACAAGCAAATGGATATTTTATTGGAACTTCACCACAACATCCATTCTATGAATTTGATACAGATACGGATGATACAAAAAGATCAAAAAGAACAACAAATCTAGCCAATACTGATTTCGGCATAATGTACGAAAAAAATATACCAATGCATTTTCTGATAGATTATGTCGAATTAATAAAACATTCTCTCACACCAAAAGGCACAGAGAAAATGAAAGGGTCAATGATGCGCAGCCAATAATTAATTAATCTTCCCAATCTATTTCATACAAACCAGTTTTTTTATTGCAACATAAACAATCTGTCGATTCAATAATCATAGTATTTTGGTTATAAACAATTTCGTATTTGTGTTTACCGAATTTTTTGTTTTTAAGACCTAAACAAATTTCTTTTTTAAGATATGCTCTATTTTTGGAAATTTCTTTCTGGTTAACCTTTTTGTTATATTTCAAACCATCCACAAATTCTTTTATTTTCATAAATTTATGGAATTCTCGTAATTTATTCCATGGTTTTTTGAAAACAAATATGTCCATATCTTTAGTATATTCATCCAAATTCATTTTTTTGATTTCACATTTATTACCAAAACCATCATAATGCATCATTGGAATGTTATCAATTTTATCCATACCAATCCTATTTTTTAAATATATCAAATATTCCTTGACAGGATAGACATTATGGTATTCACAATTTTCATAAAATATTATCTCTTCATTTATTTTATCACTATTATTTTTTATTCGAAAATTATAATAATCAAAATTGCTCATACCAATCGCAAATTTATTATAATATATATATAACAACCATTATTTATATTCTATTTAATATTTGGTTTAAATTGATCAATTTTTTTATCAATAATGTATATAATCATTATGGATAAAATATATCAATTACCCCAAACAAATGGAATGTCTATGCCATACAATACTAATTCATTTATAAATACATCCCCAATGGCTTTCAATAATAATTCAATGATGGGAAAACAGGGAAATTTTCAAACAGCTTTCAATCCTTTACCAAATATACAAACCCAAGGTTATGATCCAAAAGGACAATTTAATAATCATAATTTTGTAAATAATAACAATATGTTACATAATAATTTGAGTAATATTTTGTTAAATGAAGAAATTCGCGAATATTCCGTTATGATTGACAGCAAGGATCGTAACTATCAAGTTTATCCGGATCCTTTTAATTATGAAGTAAAATTCCATCCGCTTCCAAAATCAAGAGAAAAAATCAATGGAAAATATGTAACACATGAGGAACCCGCTCCAACAATAAATGATAATTTCACTAATGTTAGGTACATTAAACTAGAAAAAGTTATTCTTCCATTGTATACAAAAATAAAACCAGTAGAAGAACCCAATGACGATGATGAAATGATAACTGTTTGGAAGGTTGATACTAATAAACCATTGACCGATAATTTATATACAGTTTTATCACTTGGAGAATATACAGATACTAATTACCGTTCAACCAATGATGTATTGAGTGATAGTTTTGCAATTATCTATTATGATAATAAATTAAATAATACGCATTTTTGCGGAAACACTTTGAATGGAACAAAACTATTTCCACAGGACCAACTTGGTAAAATAGACAGAATCAAAATTAGTTTTATGGATCCGTATGGACAGCCACTCCGATGTGATCATGTCAATAAAAAAATTAGATCTAATATGGTATGCACATGTGAAGATCCTGAAGGAGATGACAACACTGATTGTTTTAAACATAATCTTTTCCATCCACTAAATCCAATATTTCAAACACACTTACATTTTAAAGTGGGTATTGTGGAGCCACGATTAAACAAACTAACATTCAATTGATCTTATATTTATCATGGCAATATAATGATTATTATAAATGGGTAGATGGAAAATATTATTAAATATTTTCTCCATTTATTTTATTCAAATCAATCCAGAATATAATTCAAAATCGTCTTCTTCGTAAGTACAAAAAATAATTTTAGTTTCCGGATTTGTTTTATTTAAAAAATATTTGACAGCATTAATAGCAATAGGAGCTGCCAAATTTTTTGGAAATCCATAAATACCAGTAGAAATACAAGGAAATACAATTGTTTTTAAATGGTATTGTGTTGTTAGCATTAAACAATTTTGATAACATTTTGATAATTCTTGGCAACATTTGTCGTGATGTTGTTTGTTGTATATTGGACCAACCGTATGAATAATGTATTTACATGGTAAATTATAACCACTCGTAATAATTGTGTCGCTAGTATTAATTTTTGATCCTAATAATATGGCTTGACATTCCAATCTTAATTCTGGTCCAGCTTTATTATGAATAATATTGTCAATACATTTATGATTGTAATCAAAACATCCGAGTCCATCGGCATTGGCTGCATTAACAATAGCAGCTGCCTTGATTTGTGTGATATCATGTTTTATAACAGAAATTTTGGGATTTATTTTTTCCATATCTGTTACTGGAAATCTGTAAATTTCATACTGTAAAATACGATTCATATATTCATTAATATTTTCTGGCAAAGTAACAAAATGTTTGGTCATAAAATATTTTATTTTTTCTCTGCCATTGACAAAACAAATTCCAGGTTCCGGATATTTTTTTATTAAAAATTCATACACAATGGATATATTGTCCCAATATTCTTTTGGATGCATACTTGGTACAATCGTTGCGAAATCAAAATTTTCTGTAGATGTCATTACTAAATATTATATTTTAATGAAATATAATATTTATAAAATTTTAACGACACAAATAATTTTATAAATATTATATTTTAATGAAATATAATATTTATAAAATTTTAACGACACAAATAATTAATTATTTTTAAACTTTTGCGGTTTCGGCTCTCAAAAAATATATGCGTTGTTTTGTATTCAAAATTGTGAAACAATTTTGTAATACTAAAACCACTAGTGTTTCTGTTATCTTTTTTGCTTCGCAAAAATAGATAAAGAAAAACGTAT